CGACACGCCTTCCGTTTGGCAAAGAGTGTCGCGAGCTATTCACGGTGCCAAAGGGCTGGAAGCTGCTGGGGAGTGACCTGAGTGGTCTGGAGCTAAGATGCTTCGCTCACTTCATGGATGACCCAGAGTACACCGCTCAAGTGCTCGATGGTGACATACACACGTATAACCAGAAAGCCGCCGGACTGCCGACGAGAGACCTAGCAAAGACCTTTATTTACGCCACGCTCTACGGCGGTGGCGACATGCTGATCGGTAAGCTTGCCGGTGGTGGGCCTAAGAAAGGCAGAGCACTGAAGCAGGCTTTTGAAAACAGTGTGCCAGCCTTTGCACGGCTTAAGAGGAACCTGCAGACAGCCTCTCAGCGTGGCTACCTGTACGGTCTGGATGGCAGACACCTGTACCTCAGAAGTGAACACAAGGCGCTCTCACAGCTTCTACAGAGCGCAGGGGCAGTCCTTTGCAAGCAGTGGGTCCTGCTGATCGATCAAGCAATTCAAGAGCACTACCCCGACGGCGATTGTTACATCGTTGGTTGGATACACGACGAGGTCCAGATCGCTTGTCGAACAGAGGAGATCGCAGAGCATGTCGGACGTGATATCACTACAAGAATGGCGCGAGAGAGCGGAGAGGCTTTCAAGTTTAAAATCCCCATCACCTCAGAATATCAAATCGGAAATACATGGGCTGACACTCATTGATGACCCTGCCGAAGCAGCCTTTGCGCTGCACATGGCGACGATGCTGACAGTCCTCTACCGGATCTGGAGAAAGCCAATCGGCATCAAGAGCGACTTCGCCAGAATGGCTGCTTTCTATGTCGCCATCTTAGCCTGCGAAGGAATGATAACGACCGCCATCGACGAAGACGTCTTTGGAACAACTTGGCTCATCACAGAGAAGGGCCTCATAATGAAGGGAGAGCTAGATGAATACATCAAAAGCCTCATCGAGCGACACGCCGGCACCCCAAGCCCCGATAATATTACTTGACGGTGACCTATACCTCTACAGAGCGGCGGCGGCTGCAGAGCAAGAGATTGACTGGGGAGACGACATCTGGTCTCTGACGACTGACTTGAAAGACGCCAAGGAAGTTTTCAAGACCCTTGTCGATGAACTCAAGGACTTCCTGCAGACCGACAACCTGATCGTCTGTTTGTCTGATCGAGACAACTTCCGACATGAACTTTATGTGCCTTACAAGAGCGGTCGTCGGAAGACCCGAAAGCCGGTCGGTTACAAAGCTCTCGTTGAGTGGGCCAAGGAAACCTACAAGTTCTCTTGTGAGCCACTACTAGAAGCCGACGATGTCATGGGCATCCTTGGGACCGACAAGAGCATAAAGACCATTGTTGTATCAGACGACAAGGACATGAAGACTGTCCCTTGCACACTCTACCGGCCCATGAGCGCTGAGATGCTCACGATCACTGAAGAGGAAGCCGACAGAAACTTCCTGCTGCAGACGCTGACCGGGGACATCACAGATGGTTACAAGGGCTGTCCTAACGTAGGCATTAAGACTGCCGAGAAGATCCTAGGTCCACGCCCAAGCTGGGCTGCTGTTGTCGGTGCTTATCAAAAGGCAGGCATGACAGAGGAACAAGCCCTGACCCAAGCTCGATGCGCCAGAATACTGAGGCGCAGCAACTGGGATGCATCCAACAGAACCATAAAGCTCTGGGAGCCACACGATGAGAGCCATTAGAGATCCCATCCCATTGTCGATCCGTGCCAGCTTCAGAAACCCCAGCCCAACTAAAGAAGAAGAGTGGATGCTTGGGCTGCGCCTCTGCAGGCATGAAAAGTACCTCTACCAAAACGGCTACAGGTCACATTTGAAAAACATAAAACCAGAAGGATCGCGCCGTGTCGAAGAACCAAGCTTCAGACCCCCCTCATTATAACTGTCTGCCGGTCGAACCTATTGAGTTCATCATGTTGAACGACATGGAGTTCTGGCGCGGAAACATCATCAAGTATGCATCCCGCGCAGGTCGTAAGAGAGGCGAGGATGAAATGAGGGATCTCTACAAGATCATCCGCTACGCACAATTCCGCATCAACCAAATAGAAGGACGAAAGCCCCAAGATGACGCACTATAAGCACAACTTTAATCCTGCCGACTACGGCCCAGCATTACCCATCAGCCAACAGATTGACCGCGAAAAGTATTGTCAAAAGAACGAGAGCTTTGCTGACAAGTGCTTCCGCATTGCCAAGACGCTTGCGGATGACGCGAAGCATGAAGAGGCGCTGCAGAGCATCCTGCTGAACATGCGCTTCCTGCCTGCAGGGCGCGTCCAGAACGCCATAGGCGCTGCCAGACAAACCACCGCATACAACTGCTTTGTGTCGGGAACTATCGACGACAGCATGACCAGCATCATGCACCGTGCGACACAGGCTGCAGAGACCATGAGACGCGGCGGTGGCATAGGTTACGACTTCAGCAACATCAGACCACGACAGGACCTCATTAAGTCACTGGACAGCCGCTCTAGTGGCCCTGTGAGCTTCATGGGGATCTATGATGCAGTGTGTCAAACCATTAGTAGCAGCGGTCACCGTAGAGGCGCTCAGATGGGCGTCTTACGTATTGATCATCCCGACATCGAAGAGTTTATCAGGGCGAAGCACAACAGTGACAAACTGACAGGCTTCAACATCTCTGTCGGGGTGACTGATGAGTTCATGTATGCTCTGACAGACGGCAAACCCTTTGACCTCAAGTTCGAGGGTCGTGTCTATAAGAGCATAGATCCACAGGCACTCTGGGATGAGATCATGCGCAGTACTTGGGATTGGGCTGAACCCGGCGTCCTGTTCATCGACCAGATCAACCGTAAAAACAATCTATGGTATTGCGAGGATATCGCCGCGACGAACCCGTGCGGTGAACAACCACTGCCACCCTTCGGTGCTTGTCTGTTGGGTTCATTTAATCTGACTAAGTACCTCACGCACACCTATGATGCCATGGAAGAGACCGGAAGCAACAACTTCAATTGGGACCTCTTCAAGAGGGACATCTACGACGTCGTAGCAATGATGGACAACGTGATTGACCGCACGATCTACCCGCTACCAGAGCAAGAGATCGAAGCCAAAGACAAGCGCAGGATGGGCTTGGGGATCACAGGACTAGCCAACGCTGCAGAGATGCTTGGGTATCCATACGCCAGTGATCACTTCATGCACTTCACAGAGCGCCTGATGCAGGTCCTCAGAAACACTGCCTACTATGCCTCAGCAGATCTGGCGAGTGCTAAAGGTCCGTTTCCACTGTACGACGAGAAGTTATACCTCGAAGGTGCAGGAAGCTTTGCCCAAGGACTACCGGAGAGCATCAAGGATCGCATCAGAGAGTGTGGTGGCATCCGCAACAGCCACCTGATCTCTGTCGCTCCCACAGGCACCATCAGCCTCATGGCAGACAACATCAGCAGCGGCATCGAGCCACCCTTCAGTCTCTTCTATGATCGCACGATGCATCTAGAAGAAGGACAAGTGACAGAACGTGTCGAGGACTATGCTTACGCCAGAGGCATGGCTGGGAGAACTGCCAACAGCATCACTGCAGAGCAACACAGGAAGGTCCTAGCGCTGGTCCAGAAGTATGTCGACAGTGCAGTCAGCAAGACCTGCAACGTAGGCTCCGACGTGTCTTACGATGACTTCAAGAGGCTCTACTATGATGCTTGGGTCGACGGCTGCAAAGGCATCACGACCTTCAGAGCCGCAGGTAAAAGGTATGGTGTTCTTAATGAGGTAACTGAAGATGCACCTTCTTCAGCAGAACTTGAGGAAACATCAGCAGCAGAAGCTTGCTACTTTGATCCAACGACAGGCCAACGTAGCTGCGAATGAGGAAGCGAGAGACAACCAGCCGTCGACCTTGGATAACACGCGGTGACTGCACTGGTTGTCTCTCTAGCCTCTTAAGCGGTGTCGCACAGAGGCTAAGGCGCTAACTATAGCAGACTTTATGTTACGTAAATAGGTCAACGGATACTCAAGTAACACTATTTTTAGCCTCTCAAGAATATCTAACGATATCAATAGCTTAAACTCTTGTACACCTTTATAGAGAGTTTTACTCAGGTCTGCCTCTTAAGATACTCCCCCGACGGCTGACAGTCTCAACACTTTTGGTCTATTGCAGACCGGCTGTCAGCCGAAGGGAGCATTATGCACTCTTAAGTTTTCATTAGTGTCTACAACTAACATGAACGACATGTTAGGATTAGTCGTAGTCGTGTCTCTGATAGAGAGAAGCTGGTGAGATCTGGAGAGTACCGAGGAATAGAGTTGGCTTAAGAGGACTATAGAGTACTAGTAAAGTGTCATCACAAGATGGATTTGTCGTGAAGGCGACAGGTCTCTGATGATCACTATTGTTAACGACGGAGTTACGACGGAGTGACTAAGGAGTGACTAAGGAGTGACCATAGTCCCTATTTGTGCTTAAAAAATAGGCAATGCCACCAATAAAAATCACATAATAAAACTAATGTCCTAGAGTGACGCCATCGATACCTCCGGGGGTCAACGGATATCACATCCGTTGCCTACGATATCAAATGAAATCAATGACTTATAAACAATGATTTCTTTTGCGGGTCCCATATCGTCACTTTTAGGCCCCCAGTACCCAAATCAATCAATCGATTTCAAAAGTCCGACTAAAGATCGCAGTTGTTGTTGTTGTAGTCAGGCCTTTGAAAGCAGAGAGCCGCCCAAAGAAAACACCTCAGGAAACACCAAAGATGGCCCTAGAAACCGGAACGTATATCAACAGTCTCAACGCAAGTAACCCTGCCGCGACTGAC